TTATACGAACACATTCTTATTAATGGGGGCATGATATTTACTTTTGGGTATAGCTTTTTTAATAGATTGCCCTTTTTAGGCGGTGTCGCTGTTGATGCAGACGCTCAAGCGTTCATCACTGCTGCTTCAATAACAGACCCTACACAACAGAGTGCGGTCAATCAGTTGGTACTTGACTTGAAAGCTGCAAGTATTTGGACTAAGATGAAGAGAATATACCCAATGGTGGGGGGTACTGCTGACAAGCATAAATACGACTTAGTTACGAGGGCTGCGGGTACTTTTTATGGAGGGTGGACTCATTCAGCAAATGGAAGTTTAGCTAATGGTACAACTGGTTATTTTGACACAGACTTTGTGCCGAATGGAAGCATATCGTTAAATAGCGGTTCGTTTGGTCTTTACGTTAGAAATAATGCTCAAGGTGGATGGAATGGTGTTGAAACTTTCGGGGGTGGTTATTTACTACTTTCACCGAGAAGAACAGACGATACTTTCAAATCATTAATCAACTCCCTATACACACCTGCCGATGTCGCAAGTACAGATTCAAGAGGTTTATTTGTTGCGAACAGAACAACATCCTCAACCGTTAAAGGATGGAAAAACGGTGTTAATGTTTCAACAAATTGTAATTTTTTATGTAATGTAAATGCAACAACACAGACTGTAGGCCAAGGGGGAACAGATAACGCTACTGTATATTTTAATAATGTGGATACAAAAATAAATCTAAGAGGTGAAACAGACGAGATGAAAAGCGGAAACGCAGATAGTGTTTTCTTTTTACAAATTGATAACTACGCAAGCACCACTTTTAACAAAACTTTTGCTGGTCGTTCAAGATTTCAACACCCTGCTGGCACAGTTAGAGTTTTGAATTATGGTGGACACTTATTGATGCCATCTACGGCTATATCATCTTTAGAGTTTGCTTTAAACTCTGGTGCTACTTTTAGCGCTGGCTCAATGTTACTTTATGGAGTGAAATAATGACTAAACCAATGATAAGAATTCATAACACAGAAACAGATGAAATTATTGATAGAGAAATGAACAACGCTGAGTTTGCTCAATATGAGGCAGATCAAGCGGCAGGCAAAAAAAGAAAAGCCGAATTAGAAATTAAAGAAAATGCTAAATCTGCTTTATTGGAAAAACTTGGCATTACTGCTGAGGAAGCCGCACTACTACTTTCATAATGAAACCTTGGTTATCAAAAGCTGCGGCGCAATTAAGAAATCAAATTGATGATTGTTTTGAGTCGCGGCTTCGTTCAAGTGATGGGTGGATTGCTGATTTACGGCACGTGTCTAGTGGAAAGCCGTCCGACCATATCCCTGACCCGAAAACGTCCTGCGTCCGCGCAATTGATGTTGACGCTCGCCTTTCTGACAACCGAGGGGATTCAGCATATTTGGCAGATCAGCTTAGACAATACGGGAAAACTCACGGACGTATATCTTATGTAATTCACTTGGGGCGTATTGCCTCACCGGTGCTTGGGTGGCGTTGGAGAAAGTACCGTGGATTTTCGCCCCATAACCACCACATACATATTAGCTTTAAAAAAGATCAAGACAACAATTCAGAGTTTTTTAACATACCGTTACTAGGGGGTAGCAATGAATAAAAAGACATTAGCAATTATTGAGTCATACGGACGCAGCGCGTTTGTTTGCCTTGCAACTGTTTATGTAACCAATCCTTCAGGTTCATATTCAGATATTTGGAAAGCATTTTTAGTTGCTTGGGCTGCACCTTTATTGAGAGCTATTAATCCTAATGATGAAGCTTTTGGCTTAGGCAGTAAAAAGTAATGACAGCCCTTGAATGGGCTGGCTTTGCAGCTGGAATAACTACCACACTAATTGGATTGCTTGCTGGCTTACGCTGGTTAGTAAAGGGCTGGCTAAATGAACTGCGCCCCAATTCAGGAACAAGTTTAAAAGATCAGGTGACACGCCTTGAGAAAAGATTAGATGAACTCTTTATTGTCGTAACAAGGAAGTAAACTTTAACCATGGCACAAAAGAAAAAGCGCAAAGTTACTAGGCGCGTAGGCAAATACCAACATGACAAAATTATGTCAAGACTTGATTGCTACGCTATTAGTGTGCGTGAATACTATTTGTCGCTTAGGCGAGCAGGGTTTCCCGTAGATCAAGCTCTTGGAATAATCAATGACAGGAATTCTTATCCTGAGTGGCTAATCCCTGAGTCACCTGATTTCAACCCCGTTAACCCTGACCATGATCCCTACGACGACGAGGACTAAAATTAAGAGAATCGCTTCCATTTCATAAGCAAGCCCAGTTGCCCAAGGATTGGCGTCCAACTCCGTACGATATATTGAAGCGCGGACGATAAAACGCGTAGGGCTAGACTCAAGCAGCTCAGTATAAATACGAAAATCAGCGTGTTCACTAATAAATTTTGCAAGACGCACCTCTACCGTTTCATAGTCGTTTATATTAAATGCCATTTTCTTCGCCTCTCATTTCCCTAACAATTTTGTGGTAGATAAGCGCGTATCCAATGAGATCGGTGAGTGAATCCTCATGGTCACTTGACTGACTGAGGCGTGCTGTTTTGACGAGCAACATACACATGGCGACTTGCTCAGGCGAAATGTAAGTGTCCAAGTAACCTGACCACAATTCGCTGATTCGTCGGTGATTTGTTTCCGGAGAGCCATAAATACTTCCTCGCTGAACAAGGGTGAGTTGGACGTCATTTAATAGTTCCTCAGTTCTTTTCATAATCAAACACCTCGTCGGACTCCTTTTTAATGTTGGTAAATCGTCGGTGAGATTCCCAGCCTATTGCACGACCACGCCAGTAGCCTTTATTGTAAGCTTCCTTTTGCCATAAATTTAGGGCATAAGAAAACAAGCCTGTTGCAATGATAAACCAAACAATTGTAAATCCGTTGATTTTCATTAGTTGTTCCAAGTGCTTGCGTAGTCAGTTGTAAAACACCACATTTCTACTGCGCTGTCATAAGATTCATTGTAATCATAATCCATACTTGAAAGGTAATGAGTTGCAAGTATTAGAGCTGCATAACTTTCAACCCAAAAAATGTATTCATGGTTGAAGTTCATTTCTTGGTCAAACCGGTCTTGTTGAATTTCCCAGTTTTGACCAGCAAACTGCATTTGACTCTCAGTTAAACGCTCAAAATTAATTGCGTTTAAAGAAAAATCAGCTAGAGCTTTAGCATGTTTCGTTTTCATTTGAAGCCTTTCCGTTACACCAAGTTACCGTTAACTTGGATAACGAAATTGTGAGGCATAGCGCAGACATTTACAACGCCGTACATGGCGAGTTTCATAACGTTTTGGTAACGAACCCTAAAGTATTCCTAGAGAGTCAAACTCATCAATCTGTTGGTCAATATCTCTAGGCTCGTAATCGGTCTGTCTACCCATACAGCTTACCTTCAAATATAAACGTGCCATTATTGATAGGAATAGGAATTACCTGCACTTTACGGTCTTGCACATAGGCAACAGCGAACCCTTGTTGCCAATTTGCATAACCCCGTGTGTACGCCATACCGCTTGAAGCAAGGTCAACTAAATTGCCAACCTCTAATCCCCATACAGTACGCCCTAATTGCCCCCTAGACGCCTCTGTATAGGCTGATAACCCTAATCTGTGGGTGTGACCACACACCACGCTCTTTCCTAGCCTTCTTGCCCCATTTAAAGCCGTTTGTGAAGGTACTTGGCTGAGAGGGAAGGCGTCACCGTGTACTGCCGTCCAACCATGCGCCCAGTCAAGTCCGTATGGGTGAAACTTAATTTTGAGTTTGTCGTATCCCATAAAACGTTCATATTGCAATTCCGGCAAATTAAGCAAGCTTGGCAATCTTTTCTTGATTGATCTGTAAAGTCTGATTCCATGGTTACTTCCTAGTACGTCGGTAACACCAAGGTATTGCAAAACCTCTTGAGTAAACTTTCTGTCATCATCTAGGTTGCCAACCATTTCGTCAATTGTTCCGGCGTTGAATCCGCCAAGCTGAGGAAGGTCAATCTCATCACCTATTTGAATTGTTTGGTGAGGCTTCCATTTAGCTAAAAATTTTCCAACTGTTTTGACTGCCTTCTCATCAATAAAAGGTGCTTGAAGGTCTGAAATGAAAGCGATTCTCTTAATTTTAGTCCTCGTCGTCGTAGGGGTCATGGTCAGGGTTGACGGGGTTGAAATCA